AGCATCTTGATAGAAAGATGATGTTTCGTTAAATCCAAAATCGTCATCTGCATCTGCTGATGTTGGATTGGGTGTTGCAGTATATCTTTGTTCTCTTTTTGGAGCTGCACTTGGTAAATCTGTATATTGGTCAACTTGTACAGTCTTAATAACTTTACTAGATGTAACAGGTCCATATAGATAAAACTTAGTAGTAAAATCTAAAGTATACAGGATTGCTCTTCTTTCTGAATAATCACCACGATAACTATCTTCGTAGTTAATACTATTTAATACAATAGGTATATCTCTTGCAATCCCCATCTCAGGCATATCATTAATTGTTAAAGTATAATCTGGTTGAAAGTATGGAAGTATTTGTTCTACCATTTGTAATGCATCATCAGATTGTTTTGCCATTGCATATAATTGAATATTTAAATTATAAGGAACAGGCATAAACTGTGTGTCTAATTTATTAGAATTACTTGCACTTGATTTTACTTTCTTAAATTTTTGCACACGATTTAATTTTCTCGCAGGGTCGTATGTTATATTTTGTATTTCAAAACCTAGTCTTGGTAATGTGATGGCAACTTTACTATCTAGTCCAGCATCTTGGTCAAGTCTTGCCAACCATTTTTGCTTCGGCCCATACGCTAAAGGTACTTTCATAGATTGTGTAATTACACCACTATTGTTTTTACGAATCACATGAATATCATTGAATAGAGTACCAAACCCTACAATAATATTTCTAACTGTCTCGTGATAAAATTGTCTATTTCCTAACATTATGCACTTACTCCAGCGTCTCCAAATGGATTAGATTCTGAAAAATCTAAAACACTATTATCTAATTTATCAAATAATTCATTTTGTGCAGTTTTATCTTGCACATAGTCTCCTACTATATAGTCTTCTGTTAATAGGTATGAATCATCACCTGTATCAGCATCATTCTCTAATAGTATACTTGTACCTACAGAGGTCTCGTCATCTTCACCGACTATATTATCACCAGCAGTTTCTTCTAACAGTAAACCAAAATTACTTCTAGCATGTTGTATATTTATGTTCTCATTTTGAGCAGTTGATTGTTCTAGTGTAAATTCAAAGTCTCTTGTGTTTCTACTTAAATTGTCTTCTATATCATCAATGGTTGAGATACCTGTATCAATTGCCTCAGATGAATATTCAAATGATTTGCAATTTAATTTGTAAATAGGATTATTATCTAGTTGATGAAATGGTTCATCATGGTCTACAAAACTAACTTCAAATATCTTACCTAATATTGGATGATAAACTAAATCACCCTCGTAAGGTCTGTCAGTAGCTACTGCATCTGTTTCTGTGAGTATATAAAAATCACTACCTGTAGTTATAGTTTCTAATTCAGATGAATTACCTGATTGGTCTATTGTTGCTGACTCTAATAATATAGAACCACCTGTAGTATCTGTTCCAGTTTCTATTTGTAATTGTTTTGTTAAATCTTGAAATCTTTCTTTGTGTACAATTAGTGTTAATTCATTTCTATTTTCTAATCCGAACTGATTCATCAATTCTTTTTCACCTTCGTATCCACCTTCAGCATTTTCAACATACATTTCAATAGGAACTTGTGAACTAAATGTACTAAGTGAATCCTCACCCAATACGCTGTCAATAGCGACTGTGGTTCTATCTATATAATAAACATCATGTCCAAAGATTTGTATCGCTTCTTTTACTAAATCACTATACAGATTTTTCTCTGAAGCAAGAGATGTACTATTATTTGTATGGAACGCCTTATTGACTGCCATAAAATTATCCTACCATGCCGGCAAAAGGTGTTTCAAATACCAACTTAATCTCTTCTTCTAGTCTTTGTATTTCTTCTATTGATTGAGAATAAATTTGTTCACCATTCATTGTCACTCCACCTAGTGTAGCTACACCGTTAAATTTAGAGAGGTTTGCACCCCATTGTCTTTTAATTAATGCTGTTGCATATCTTTTTAAATAGATATCGTCAAAGATATCTGTGTATGTTGCTGGGTCTACTTTACGATAACATTCTATAACTAAAAACTCATCTGGTGTCACTTGTTCCCAATTCATATCTAAGTATAATCTATTTTGATGTTGATTATAACGAATTGGTACTTCTCCTACCAGTATATGAGACAACAAATCTAATTGTTGCATAGTCATTTGATAATTTATAATAGATGTAGATGAGAAATCATATAAATCATTTAATCTTAATTGATAACGAATATCAAACATACTGTTTGTTGAAGAGTCTGAAAAGTCAAAGATGTTTGTTACCGAAACTACAGCAGAAGGCATAGGAATAAAATTATTACCCTCTTTAAAACTTCCAGTAATTGTGCTGTCTACTGTATCTGTAGATGTTGTTGTAGCATTACCACGAGCTCTATCAATATCAGTTTGAGTAACTTGATATTTTAAATACATTTTTTCAACACCATCATAGTGATATTGAGCAAAATATTGTAATGCCTCATCTATTCTATCATCTGTTTGCTCATCTGACACGTTAATATCAATGACTCCAAACCCTAATGCTCTAAGACAGTATGATTTGAATGTTGATTTGCTTGATGGTATCGCCATTTTCTTTCCTCTTTTCATAGTATTTATAAGAAAAATCTATCTAAATAATTAAGAATTAACTTGACAATACATGTTGGGGCCTGTTATTATACCCCTTAAACTTAGTTGTGAGATGAATATGAAAACTTGGAATATCTACTGTAGTGGTGAAATACATAGCAATTGGAGAAAGTTATTGGTGTCTATGGCAAAAACTGAACAATTGTCTATTGAATTCACTTCCCCAAACTGTAATCATGATGAATCTGATGCAGTTGGTGATACACTTGAACCTACTTGTGAAGTTCCACCTCATTATATGGGTGAGAATGACAAGAAGTATTTCTTTAGAGACCACAAATCTGCAAAAATCAATCAAACTAGAATCCAAACATTAATCAAAGATTGTGATTTTGGGGTTGTTACCTTTGGAATAGGTGGTGTTTTAGATTTTTATCGTCAATGGAATGTTGCTTTTGAAGCAGGTTGTTTACATGCAAACAATAAACCTTTCATTATGGTACACCCTGAAAAACTTCTACATCCATTAAAAGAGATTGATGCACATGCTATAGCATGGTGTCAAGATTATAAACAAGCTATATCGGTGATAAAATCAATATGTCTGAAATAGAACTAAACTTAGTGGAATCAGAAATTAACGAAGTATATCCTTTCGTGTATACAATAGTAAAAGAGAATTTTGAAACCAACTTCAATAATTCTTCAAGGTTTTTTTCACAACAAATGTTTGTGAGGGGAACAAACACATACGTTCAATCATATACTAGAATTGCTTTACCTATTATCGTTGAAGATAATACAGTCATTGTGAATAAAACTGAAGGTTACGAATTACCTATTAATTTTCCACATTTAATTTCATGGGCATATTGTGATAATAATAAATTTAATTTTCACATTAAAGAAAAAAAGATTCCCTGTGAAGTTGGTGGGTTAGTTTTTTATCCTAGTTGGTTAGAAAATATTAAACTTACAGTAGAGGGTAAATTTGATGTTGAGATGAGACAAGGTTGTTGCACAATACCATTGGAGCATGTATGAACTACGGAAAAAACAAATACATTATAGAAAGATTTAATCTTGGTGTTGATAAAAGATTAAAATCAATTTGTCAAAATAATATAGAACCTTTAATTGAATCAGAAATGCAATCAAAAGAAAATGCATTTAAAAAATATGGTATGACCAATTGGTTACTCTATAAAAGTTATGGTGATGACTTTGAGGACTTTGTTGAACTGATTTCAGTTCTTGCAAAAGAATATACTAAGAAACATTTTAAAAAGGAAGTTAAAGGTAAATTTTTTGTAAGTGAATTGTGGGGTATAGTTTCAGAACCAGATGGATTAGCAACACCACACAATCATTGGCCTGGAGTATTTACTTTTGTTTATCACTTAGAACTACCAAAAGATAATCCACCTTTAGTATTTACTGATAGTGATTTAAAATTATATCCAAAAGAAGGTGAACTAATTTTCTTTCCGTCTTGGATGAAACATGAAGTTCCTAAAAATCTAACAGATGGTAATAGAATTTGTCTTGCTGGTAATGTTTATTATAATGAACAAACCATTAGATGAAGGATATCAACAGAGATACCTTGAAAGAATGGGTCTGAACTAACGTCAATATTTTGTGTTACACTAAATCCTTGACTTTCTAAGAATGATTTTGAACCTGTATTTTTATCGTAACAGAATATACTTACACTACCATAACTATTATCTGTGGCATAAGTTTTAACTTTATTTAATATTACTGTACCCATACCTTGTCTAGTAAATGGTGACTTAACAATGAATTGTTCTATGAACCAAGCATCTGCAACTTTGTTATCAACGTAGATTTGCAAATGTGCTAACTGTTCATCAGAGAATGAACCTGTCATATGTGAGTCTACGGCTACATTATTATGAGGTAAACAAATTGCAGCTCCAACAGGTATGTCTTTATGTTTGGCAACTACAGCATTTGTAATTTTATAATAGTATTTATTATCAAAGTCAACTAGGTGATGACCTAGTCGTTGAGTTTCAGATGTTGACATATACTTTGAAAACTCTTGAATACCAGTACTAGGTATTGGAAATGTTCCACCTAAAACATAATGACCATCATACATGTATTTGACAAGACCCTCAGATGCTTCGTCAAAAAGTTGGGCAACTTCCAGACAATCGTCATCTACACCAAAGTTTAGTTCGTAGGATAATTCGTTTTTAGATAAATGTGTTGTCATGCAGTTATTTATAAGAGTTGTATTTGAGTTGCATCCACCACACCAATATATTGCATAGGTTTATTTGTACAACATTTGTACATGTTGACTATACCTGCTGGACCTGTTATAGTAATACCATACTGTATAAATAATATCAGTAACTAAAAGGTAATAAGTCAACTACAAGAAAGGAGTTTTATATGTTTAAAAAAATAGCAGTAAATGCTCGTTATTTTATTGCACCACTACTAATCTTAGCTTCACTATTTGGCGTAATAGCAGGTGGGCCTTGGGTTTGGACAGGTGTATTTTTATTAGGTGTAGGTATCATTATTGATACGCTTGTTAAAAAGCAAACTATGGGTGCTGGTTTTGATGAGAATGGTGACACAAACGCAAATGCAATGTTACAGAATATAGTAATGTATTCAATGCTACCTGTGTTTATTGCACTACAATGTGTACTTGCATATTCAATATACAATGGTATGTCTGGTTCAGAATTACTAGGTGCAACATTGTCAACAGGTATCTTCGCTGGAATCGGTATCATCTACGGTCATGAGTTAGCTCATACCAAAGGATTTAGTTTTATCATTGCTCGTTGGATGATGGCACTATCTGGTTCTGCACATTTCTGTTATGCTCATGTATACAATCATCA